ACGAGATACGGCGGCCCGTATGGGGATGGTGTTTGGTCCGATAAATAAGGATTCAGAGGAATTTCCTGAGTATTACCCTGTTGAGGAGGTGACGTATTTGAAGTGTGCTACGCGTTTCAGTCAGAGGCTTGGTAGGTATGTTGGTGTCATTGATTTGGCGTCTGTTCGCAAGAGTGTATCTTTTATTCGGAACAAGTCATATGAGGCATCGTGTTCTACCTTTGAATCGGCACTACGCCTCTATATCATGCATGTCATAGATGAAGTAGGGGGCAGAGATAAATATGAGCAATTGAGACAATGGTTAATCAACATGCTCCGTACTCGGCTAATAAGGAACAATGAACCACAAGGCCTTGAGTACGATTTGACAGATGCCCTTCCTACCTTCGATGTGGTAGTGAGTGATTTGGTTGCTGATAATCCACACAGTGAGGAAGTTATTGTTTTTGAACCGTATTCGTGTGAGAGTGTATTTGAAAATGTTATGGTATGTTATAAACAAAAATCTGATGAGGACTTGCGTTCTACCTTTGCAATTAGTATGGCAGCTGACGGAGAAAAAAGCGTTTTTACAAGTGAGCAAACAGAGGAGAAGGCTACTGCTGTAGAACCTATGCAAACTAGTGCACCTTTGGAAGAGGCACATACCACTGTGTCTAGCATGGTGAAAGTGCACGATAAGTCTGCGATACAGCAGTTTTTTGAGAGACCGGTTCCCATTTTTACGACGTCATGGGCCGTTAATACTACATTGGATTTTTCTTTTGATCCGTGGACGTTGTACTTGTCGAACGCAACCGTTAAAGAAAAGCTCGCTCGTTTTTGGAGGATTAAAGGCGACCTGAAGTTGTTGTTCCTGCTGTCAGGGTCCCCTCATCACTATGGTATGGTGAGGGTAACCAATAGACCCCATCCTGGTGTTGTAGACTCGCTTGATCCAGTCTATAATTTTGCTGTAGCTACTCAGGATTCAGCTGCTAATCAGCAATTACGGTATCAGATTGTCCATTCCCAGTTGGAAGGTGTCTGGGTGAATCCCTCAACCAAAAGTGAGTTTGAGATGATGGTTCCGTATGTGCATTATATACCAGGTATTGAGTTGACCGGAGTTTATGATGAGATTAGTACCATACATGGCGTTTCGTACGCACCCCTACGTGACTCGTCTGGTCAGAATGCTGGGACAGTCAATGTTGAGGTGTATGCTTGTATGCCCAATGCTGAGCCGGAGGTAGCAACGGCTAATTCCTATGGGTTTAATGAGGAAGAAGATGAGGCCACGTCTATGGGTTTCTCGTTGGAAAGTGCTTCAAAGGCGGTCGGGAAGTTTATGGAAGCTGGAGCGAAAGCTACACGAATGGCAGGCGAGGTTGTACCACATGCGGCCAGTGCTCTTGCCGCTCTAGGGTTTTCCAGACCAGAAGAAGGACAGTATCCATCCAACGTTCGACCGGCACTCCCGTTTGTTATGGCAAATACAGATGTTCCGGACACAGGTGAGAAGTTGACAGTCTTTTCTGACGCTGAGGCTGAGATAGATGGTAGACAAGTTGGGGGGCACGTTAAAGATGAACTGGTGTTTAGTGAGATTGCTAGCAAGCCTTCATTACTAGTTATGAGAGACATCGATACCAATGATGCCAAAGATACGTTCGTGTTTGGTTCTGCAGTGACACCTTGCTTACAAAAAGCTTTTACTGTCACAAAGGCGTCAATTGGTACGCGGACGTTTGCTGCTGTTGAAGCAGATTTGTATTTACCATGCGGATTGGCAGCGTGTGTGTTCGATTACTGGAAGTGTACGATGGTGTATCGTGTCACGGTGGTGTCATCTCCGTACGTTAAGGGTCGTTTTCGAATGTATCACGATCCTAACCCATCGTATACTGACGGTGTGTCCACAGCTGAGAATCTTACGCGGTCAGCGATCCTGGATTTAGCGTCAGACTGTTGTTTGACGTTTGAAGTTCCTTGGTGTAATGTGAGGGACGCTTGTAAAACGAGCACAGGACAGCAGTATTCTACGCTGTCATCAGCGTTTGCTACTACTATGGGGAATACTGATTCGGAGCACTGTAATGGGATTGTTTGCTTGGAAATTTTGACACCAGTTATAGCTCCTGCTAATCCTACCACAGTTACCATTATGGTCGAGGCATGGGCCAAAGATTTTGTTGGGTATTCTCCGCAAATCAGGCGTTTCGAGCAAGTGGCACCTGGTATAGGAGCACAGCCCGGCTATACGGCATATAACGCACCGACTATTGATTTTTCTCAGGCAGCATTTGAGCCTTTCAGTTATGACTCGGCGGCCGGTGATGCTGTTCCATCAGCTAGGAATCTCATGAAGAGGTATTGTTTAACGTCTGTGGAAGCGGTTGAAAATGGGGACACTGGACAAGGGACTGACTTGCACACGGTCAGTATGGTGTACCCGGTGTATCCGCAACTTCCTGGTTACAAAGGTTCCCATGCGTTACACAAAGGGCCTAGCACTAGCTATTCGGGAGAGGATTCCAATTTGGACGTTAATTTTACTAACCTCACGTATATGTCCATATTTGCTCAGTGTTTTGCTCTGGTACGGGGGTCAATGAAACACAAGGTTGTTGTCACATCAAACGGGTCCACCAACAACACTGTACATGGTTCCTTCACTGCATCTAGGTATATGTATCCCTGGTCGAGATCGGGTTATTCAGGGCGGATTAAAACCGAACCTATGGACACCTCTTCTCTTTCACGGATTTCAGATTTATCTGGATCTGCCAGTGCGGACGCCACGTCTGGGTTGCAAGTGGCCCTTGTCGACGCTAACCAGGCAACGGTCGCTGACGTTGTCATTCCATTTATGA